TGTCGGCTCGCGTCTGGCCTTCCGCGGCAAAATCGTCCGGGCGCAAAGCGTGGCAGCGTACAAGGCGATACGCGAGGTGGCGTAAGCGCAAAGCGCCAAAGCGTGGAGCGAAGCGACTAAAACGAAAGAACGGGATTCGGATGGTTTCCGAATTCCATTTAAAAGGTATTCAAATACCGGCGAAGCCGGTCGAAAAAATAGAATTTTGAGGTATATGAAAAAGATTATCGCATTTTTAAAAATGAGTAACCGTTACAAGCATCTTATCGGTGGTTTGATGGTAGGTCTATTGGGATTTACTCCTTGGACGGCCTTTTATGCTGCGGCCATTGCAGCTTCCTGTCTGGAACTGAAAGATACTCTTCGGGGAAGTCCTTGGGACTGGATTGATTGGGGGCTCACCGTCGCGGGTGGCAGTATATCCGTTTTATTTTGGATGATAGTGTAATTCGTTTATCTGTTTTGCCTGTTAAATCAGTAACTTTGCAAGCGGTAGAGTTCCCCAATAGTCCGTGTGGTCTATCGCGGGTACAACAATGCGAATGCGAATGGCGGTGTGTCGAATGCGAATGCGAATAACGATGCTTCGAATACGAATGCGAATGTCGGCTCGCGTCTGGAAATCTAACAAATCGGCGTACAGCAGCGGGGACGTGTCCCCGAAGCGGTGCCGAGGGGAGCAAGCCACAGCAACAGCACCAGAAAAGGTGGAAAGCTGAAAAATCACGCGTCGGGTGGAGTTTGGTAGGCTGTTATCAGTTCGAAGAAGTCAGACCCGGGGAAAGGAAGGCCCTCATCTTCCATGTTTATTAACCAATAGCTTATGCGCAGGGAAGGATATATTATCGAGGAAATCATCGAATACTCCAATATGTCGGAGGCATTCGATTCGGTACTTCGCGGAACCGATCGTAAGAGGTCAAGGCAGGGACGATTCCTGCTTGCCCATAGGGAGAAGATTATCACCGAACTGACGGCTTCCATTGCGGACGGCTCATTCCGGCTGGGCGGCTACCATGAGAGGGAAATTGAAGAATACGGTAAAAAACGTATTTTGCAGATCCTGTCCATGAAAGACCGCATCGCTGTGTTTGCCATCATGAATGTGGTGGACCGCCACCTGCAAAAACGTTATATCCGGACAACCGGTGCAAGCATCAAAAGGCGCGGTACTCATGACCTGATGAACTGCATACGTACCGATTTGCAAAAAAATCCGGAAGGCACGCTTTACGCATACAAATTTGACATCCGGAGGTTTTATGACAATGCGCGGCAGGACTTTGTTATGTGGTGCTTCCGGAGGGTGTTCAAGGACAAAAGGCTGTTGGTCTTGTTGGAGCGGTTTGTTAAGCTGCTGCCGGAAGGTATCAGTTTCGGACTGCGCAGTTCACAAGGGGCAGGAAATCTGCTTCTGTCTGTATTTTTAGACCACTATCTGAAGGATAAGTACGGGGTTCGTTATTACTATCGCTATTGCGATGACGGACTGGTACTCGGTAAAACGAAAGCGGAATTGTGGAAGATTCGTGATGCTGTTCACGGGCAAATGGGAAAAATAGACTTGGAAATAAAGCCGAATGAACGGGTGTTCCCTGTGGAAGAAGGCATTGATTTCCTTGGCTATGTTATCCGTCCCGACTATGTAAGATTGCGGAAACGCATCAAACAGAAGTTTGCCCGGAAAATGCACGAGGTAAAATCGAGAAAAAGACGGCGGGAACTGATTGCCAGTTTCTACGGCATGACGAAGCACGCCGACTGTAATAAGTTGTTTAAAAAATTAACAGGCAAAGAAATGAGAAGTTTTAAAGACTTGAATGTCGCTTACAAGCCGGAAGACGGTAAAAAGCGATTCCCCGGAGTGGTGGTAAGCATCCGGGAACTGGTAAACTTACCCATTGTAGTGAAGGACTTTGAGACCGGTATCAAAACCGAGCAGGGAGAAGACCGCTGTATTGTGGCCATCGAAGTGAACGGCGAGGCAAAGAAGTTCTTCACCAACAGCGAGGAAATGAAGAATATTCTCGCACAAGTAAAGGAAATGCCGGATGGTTTCCCGTTTGAAACGACCATCAAGACAGAGACATTCGGCAAAGGTAGAACCAAATACGTGTTTACATGAGAAGAGTTGAAGGAAGTTCCGGGGTTTCGCTGATGGAATGCACGAACCCGGTTAAAGACAAATGGCGCATCCGATGGGATGTGCAGGAAAAAGAGAACGGCTCTGCCTCCTACATGGAAGAGGAGTTCGGGCATAAGCCTACTGATGAGGAAATCCACACATTGGTTATGTCCTGGTATAACAGCCAGACTGATGCGGCTATCCTATCCGGATTCGCCTATAATGGTGCCCATGTATGGCTTTCTGTGGAGAACCAGTACAACTATAAGGCAGCATACGATTTGGCCGTTCAGACGGGCGGAGAAACCCTGCCAGTGACGTTTAAGTTTGGTTCGGATGAACAACCGGAATACCATACTTTTACTCAGTTAGAAGAACTGAAAGATTTCTATACAAAAGCAGTAGGATTCATTCAGACAGTTCTGGCTGAAGGCTGGGAAAAAAAGGACAAGTTCAATTTGGAATTATATCGGATTGAGTGATTGACAATCCCTTCGGGGGAGGGATAAAAAAAGCCCCCGGCCTGTTAATATAGACGCCAATCATTTATTAACACAAAACGCCACGAGAGTGCGCGACCGGGGGCAATGCCCTCTGCCGCACTCTCGTGGCGTTTTTACGCATTAAATAAATGATTGGCATTGCAAAAGTACAAAAATGATTGGATATGACATTGTTTGAAGCACTTAAATTTAACAGAGAACCGCTTGAAATGCTTATAAGTTTGGGCGGCAAGCAGGATGACCTTCGATTCATAGACTTATATACGGAGTATGAGGTCATGAAAAAACAAGGTGAAAAGACCACTTATGCAGTGGCGTTTTTGGCAAATAAATATTCGGTAAGCGAACGTAAGGTGTATGATGTTATCAAACGGTTTGGAAAGCACTGCACGCTCGGTGCAGTGTGATTGATGTGCCGGGGATGCCTTGTGTTGTCCGGTAGAGCTACCTTTGTACAACCAAAAATAAAGCTCATGAATAAGTATTACCAGACATTAGACAAGATACTCCAAACGGGCAAAATCCAGACCAATAGGAAAGGGCGTATCAAGTATCTATTAAACGAAAGGCTCATGCTAACCCCCGCTGATTTACTTGACATATTTGAAAGCCACGGGATAGCCAGGAAAAAGCTGAAAGAGGAATTGAAACTGTTTATGCAAGGAGTCCGGGATGTGGAAAAATACAAAGAGGCAGGGATTACCTGGTGGGATTATTGCGGCCATACCCTTGTAAACAGCTATCCAACTTACTTTGAAAAGCTTCCACCCCTCATAACCAGGATTAACCGGGAAAAGCGCAACAGCAAGAATTATGTCCTGTTTCTTGGAGAAACCGGGGTGGAAAGCAACCAGGCACCCTGCCTGAGTCTTGTGCAGTTCCAAATTGATGAGGGAGAATTGGTGCTATCTGCATATCAGCGTAGTTCTGATGCGAACCTTGGGCTTCCGGCTGATATTTATCATCTTTATCTGATGGCAAGGCAGGTGGAGCTTCCCCTGAAGTCCATAACCCTTGACCTTGGAAATGTGCATATATATGAAAATAACATTGACCGGACTCTGGAACTGTTATCCGGAGTTGAAAACATTAAATTTGACTTGAACGTATGAAGAATATGAATTTATCTGCACCACTGCCATTTGTAGGCCAAAAAAGAATGTTTGCTAAAGAGTTTATTAAAGTTTTGGAACAGTTCCCTGAAGATACCGTGTTTGTGGACTTGTTTGGCGGTTCCGGACTTCTTTCGCATATAGCCAAAAGAAGCAAGCCCGATGCTACTGTTGTCTACAATGACTTCGACAACTACCGGTTCAGACTGAAAAATATCCCACAGACAAATAAACTGCTTGCCGATATTAGGGAGCTGGTGGGTAATTCGATACCCAAACATAAACCAATTAAAGGGGAACTTAGAGAACGCATTTTTAAACGTATCGAGGAAGAAGAACTAAATGTTGGGTACGTGGATTTTATAACCTTATCATCCTCACTTATGTTCTCCATGAAGTATAAATTGTCTGTAGCCGAAATGCGCAAGGAAGTCCTTTATAACAACATTCGCAAGACCGGTTATCCGGAGTCTTCTGACTACTTAAAAGGGCTTGAAATTGTATCATGCGACTACAAAGCAGTATTCAACCAATATAAGGATGTTCCCGGAGTCGTCTTTTTAATTGATCCGCCTTATCTTTCCACTGATGTTGGTACGTACAATATGTATTGGCGCTTGTCTGATTATTTGGATGTTTTAAAGATACTCGAAAAGCATTCCTTCGTTTATTTCACATCCAATAAATCCTCCATACTTGAACTGTGTGAATGGATTGGAGCAAACAAAACCATTGGCAATCCTTTTGAGGGTTGTACAAAAAAGGAATTCAATGCCCACATGAATTATTCTGCCGAATATACAGACATGATGCTGTATAAGAAACAGGAAAAATTAGTTCATAAAACAGCTGCTTAGCACTGAACAAAGATACAATTTTTCAAGTAGAAGGCCAAACTTTTGAGCCTTATTTTAATGCCGTTATAAAGCCATTTTTTATGAAATTATAAAGCCGAAACAGAGGTCATTACAAAACTTTTGTTTCGGCTTTTTGAGTGTTGCGCGCTTTCCTTTTTTGAACGCTTCGTTTTGTCCTTTTCCCTGAAAATCGAACGCTTCGTTTCGGATTCTGCGGAAATTTGGATTTGCGGATTATACATCCTTATCCGCAAAGAACTCGAAATAGTTTTTCCAATCCCCATTAAAACGGACATCGTATTCTATAAGCCAATAAAAGTCATAACCGGTATGTTTGAGATAAAAGTCCAACATCACGAAGTGGAAATTCCCGTCCATCAAAGTACATCCCCACGAACGATATCCCAACCTATTGAGTTCCTTGACGGTGAAGGGGAAAGAACGGATGCCATCCGGCAGCGTGATGCGCACCTTGTCTGCCTGAAAGCCGACATACAATGTGGCAAAGTCCTTGGTCTCTTCATGTAACTTGATGATTTGCCGTTCTATATCCTCATTATAAATATGCGTCACAAACAATATTGCCGTCTTCATAGCCTTCTCCTTATTTTACAGTGTGATACATGATTTCAACTAACATTACCGCATCTTCCAATGTCATCAACTGCGGCCGAAGGTTTTTCATCCCCTCTTGCACCCTTGCTAAAAAATAACCATCGTGCGTCAACAGATAAAGACGGAACAGCATATATACACGCTCCACTTGAGTACACTCCATACGTTCTATTTTGCGTTCCAATACTCGAAGTTGTTCCCTCGTTTCCATTCCGCAAGCCTGCATCAACGTGAGGGCATCTACCGTAACCGAAGGAGCCTCCTCACCCATTCGGCCTTGCAACAAAACGGCAATCCTCTCGCAGTCATCACGATGTTCCTTCGTAGGACGGTTCTGCATCTTGGCCAAGTAATAACGCCCTATTCCGGCTAAATCCTCCACCGACATCGTTTCCCCGATATTTTGCCTGATATACGCATCCACCGTTTCAAGCAAATCTTCGGGATTCTCCTCTATAAGCCCTTCTTTTGACAGATATTCTATCAGCCAACAACATCCGCTTATGCCGCTCCGGAAAGTCATATCGTGCATCACCGTCCCCAAACTGTCTTGCGCCTTGCACAACAAATCATAACCCGCGTCCGCATAGTTCTGCATCTGTGTAATATGGGCTAACAGGAACAGGAAATGCACATATCCGAAATACCCGTCCTCACCTGCCGAGAAAGC